TCCTGATTTATGACCAGCTTGATTCTGTCAAGACGGAGAAGATTTTAGGCTTTGTGAACTACGTCGCCAGCGAACTGGGAGTGCAGCACATCTTCATCGACTCTCTTGCCAAGTGCGGCATCGGTGTCGAAAACAGGGAAGGTGAGGCCGATTTCATCAACAACCTAGCATATTCGGCAAAGCACTTAGGTTGTCACATCTACCTGGTTTCTCACGTCAGAAAGCCAAATAGCGCGGGAGAGGAATATATCCCAACCAAATTTGACGTTAAGGGAAACAGTGCAATCGTTGACCTAGCCGACAATTTGATGATTTGCTGGGCAGACAAAAAACGTGAAGCTCTGAAGCTGACCGAGATGGACGAAAAGCAGCAGGAATATTTTGAAAAGTCTTTCGACCAACGTCTGATCGTGGCAAAGCAGCGTCATGGCTCATGGGAAGGCACGATTGGCCTCTATTCCCATCACTCGCTGCAATTCACATCAAAAGAAAATAGATCTTTTCGGTATCCACTTGAAGAAAAATGGTTGACAGACACCGCAAAGGTGGTTCACAATGACCAAGAATTTCCAAAGGAGGAAAATTTATGACAAAGCTAGAAATCTGGATTACCAAAAACATACAGGACATTGAAACAGACGGAATGGGATACCCAGTCCTGTCTGACCAGCAAGCCATTGAAATCGCAATGGTTTTGAAAAACGCAGACGTTGACTTTATGTACGATGTCTTGCACAAGGTTGGTGATTTTGGGCTGTTCGAGGATTTATTGGCAGACTTTGCAATTCAGCCGACAATAAAAAACTCAAAAACCCTTGCGAAGTACGTCAAGGGAGCGATGGTCGGAACTGCGAAACATCACATGGATGAGCACCGAGAGTTCATCGATCAGGAGCTGAAGGCTTACGCCAAAGACTACGCAGAGATGTGCCGAGCTGAATATTTAAGCGAGCTTCAGGAGATGGGCGCATGAGATCAAACATCCCACAGAAAGTCGGTGAAGTCTTGAGAGAGATCGGACTCACCCCAGAGCAGGCAGGATGGGATTGTCATGGAACATTTGTCCTGCTTCACAAGGCACTGGAAAAGGTAGCTGCCCACAAGGGAGTTACCTTTGACGCGCCACAGATTATCTCAGCGAATGTCATGGACAAAGAAGCGGTGATGATCGTGGTAGGACACATGGGAGAAAAGACCGAGTGGTCTATCGGTGAAGCTGCCCCATACAACAACAAGAACTCTTATCCTTTTGCTATGGCTGAGAAGCGAGCAAAGGACAGGGTAATCTTGAAGCTGGTTGGACTGCACGGTGACGTGTACTCAGAAGAAGAGGCTGATGCTTTCAAGGAAAGTCGGCCTTCACATATACGTAGAGTTTAAACGCAGAGGGATAAAGGAGGAAAACCATGAACCTGATGCAAATTAAGAAGCAAGCGTTAGAAACGATAGAAAAGGAGCAGAAGAAATTATCTGCGATTGAAGTCCTGTTGTCTTTGGAGACTCAAGAGCCTGAAGCTGTTCAGAGTCCCATCAAGGGTCATTCCAAAAGTTTCGCGACTAAAGTCATCAAGGGTGCAATGCGACACCCTGAACAAAAGTTCACCGCAAAACAGGTGGCTGAATTCATCAAAGCTCCACCGTCAAAGCTGGGCCAAGTGAAGAACGCCATTGATCGTGCTGCCAGTAGAAACCTGTTGAAGAAGTTTAAACAGCCTTTCAATCAAGCTACTTTGTACTCGAACCGATGAAAATCATCGAGTGTCAACAAGGGACAGAGGAGTGGCTCCAGGCGCGTCTTGGAGTCCCCAGTGCGTCCAACTTCTCTAAGCTAGTCATAATGAATGGTAAAGCATCTACTCAGGCTGATGGCTATATAAACGCCCTAGTAGCTGAAAGACTGACTGGTCAGAGTACCTTCGTTCAGATAACAGATGCCATGCAACGTGGCACTGACTTAGAGCCTTACGCTAGAGACAAGTATCAGGACATCACCTTGAATCTTGTTACTCAAGTAGGGTTCTGTATGCACGATGAGATAACAGCAGGAGCATCACCAGATGGTCTTGTTGAAGACGATGGTGGCTTGGAGATCAAATGCCCCATGCCCCACACCCATGTCGAATATCTCAGGGAAGGCAAACTTCCCAGCAAATACTTTCAGCAGGTTCAGGGATGTCTCTGGATCACTGGAAGATCCTGGTGGGACTTCATGTCCTATCATCCACAGATGAAGCCTCTGATCGTAAGGGTTGAACGTGACGAAGACTTTATCGAGTCTCTGGAAGAGAATGTTAGAAAAGCAGTAGAACGTATTAATTACTTGGTTGATAAATTTAAGGAGGAAGCATGAATTACGACAATACAAACCGTGGTGTTCTGTTTAAGAACAATAATAAGAAGGAGGAAACTCACTCCGACTACAACGGAACCATCAATATCAATGGCAAAGATCATTATCTCAATGCCTGGATTAAAGAAGGCAAGGGCGGTAAGTTCTTCTCTCTTTCTATCGGTAAGGAAAAGGGCCAATCCAATTCTGCTGGAAAGGAAAAGTTCGAGCCAAAAAACGATAAATTCTTTGACGATGAGATTCCATTCTAATGCACTACGGCAGCGTTTTTCAAAAGTTACACGATGAGACTGGCATCTCGAAAGCAGAGATTGCACACCGTGCCGAGATGGATTGCAGCAATTATGGCAAGCTGTTGAAGCGTCCCAATATGGAGTGTGCGACCTTTGAAGACCTGTGTGCTGCGTTTGGACTAAAGGTGAGTGCTGTATGCCGGAAACTAGAACAGCTAGAAACATCGAAGAGTTAAGAGAAATCTTCGTAGAAGCTAAAGGAGAACTGGAAAAGCATGGCTACCTCTCGGTAGCCTTTTCCCCTTACTCCATGCAGGTAGAAGACTTTACCTTGTCTTCACTGCCACAGAAAGCCTTGAAAGCTATCTGGATCAGAAAGGCAGCTTCCCATGCTTATCAAAGGGATGAGAAGAGCCTGGCAGATCAACACATTGAAGGCATGAACAGATACATGAAGCTGTTGTGCTATCAATCAACCAAGCAGAAGTATCTTCTCAGGCACATAGAGCATCCTGAGACACACGAGGTAAAATTTGAAGTCACCAGCTCCGCCAAGTGGGACAAGGGAGAGATGAAGTTCTTCCTCGATTGGATGCAGATGTACTGGGCTGAACGTGGGTTGATACTTGAGGCCAAAGGAGAATACGCAGAACTGAGCAAGTACATGGAGGCGTGATGAGAAAACTAAACGATATTACATATCTGAATAGCTGCCATGAGTGTATTCATCAGCTCAAGGACGAGCATAATCCTTATAGAAAGTATTGCGGGAAATTCATTGAGACTCACGGGGAGCCGAAAGAAATCTCCGTCATCCATGACTTCCCAGTGATATGTCCTCTGGAGAAGGTATGATTACAAAAGAGCTGGTAGAGATTACGCATATTGCTAAAGACCAGATTGAGATTGGTCTCGAACATATCAGTAAAGAAGAAGCAAAGGAAACCTACACCAGGCTTGTTGCTTTACAGGTGGAGTTCTATCACGAGTTCGTTAAGCCTTATGTGAAATACCTTTCTGAGGAGTCGGAGAACGATGATGGCAGACTACAAGGTTAGAGCCAGGACAGGAGCTGATGGAGGCAGAACCTTCTTTGGCATTGACTTTGGTAGTGTTGTCCCTAGACATGACACTTCTGAAGCACATAACAGATGGGTAATGCTAAACAAAAAGACATATAAGAAGGTTCAGTTCCAAGAGTTTTTCCTTGATGGGAATAAGAAACTCCACCAGTTCAGTCTTCTTGCCAGCTTTGTAAGAAGGGAATGTCCTGATATAAAGAGTTCTGATATTGTTAAATACCGCCATGTCGGGACTATAAAAGAAATAGTCTTTAACGAGAAAAGATACATGGCTGATGGTCAGAGGATTAAAGTAATGAAGGTTGGTGACAAGGATGAGTCAGATGATTAACGTGGCGAGTCATTCTTATGGAGAGGCGTGATGGACATTAATGGAATTATTTTAGAGCCATACCGCGAGGGATGGGTAGTCAAGTATCCCTACATAAGCCAGGACAGAAAAACTGGGGGGCAAAAAACACAATACAAAAAAGCATATTTCTCAAGATTAGGACAATGTTTGCAATACATCCGAGATCGCCTAGCCAAAGACTGTACAACGGTGCAGGAGCTTGTTGCACTACTGACTGCGGCAGAGGATATAGACAGACAGTTAATGTTGGGACTCATGGAAGTCAACACAGTAAATTTCGTGGGAAAAGTCCAACCTAACAAAACTTACGGGAAGTGTGACGCAGAACAAAACCCTCGCCACAAGTGCAAGGGGCCGGAGCCTGAAAGCCTCGGCGGTTAATCAGAAACAGGAAAAAATCATGAGAGAGATTAGCACAGAAGAACTAAAGATCATTCTGGACAAGCATTCAAAATGGCTGCGCGATGAGGACGGCGGAGAACGCGCCGACCTGAGCCATGCCAATCTTAGCTATGCCGACCTGAGCCATTCAGACCTGAGTTCTGCTGACCTGAGCTATGCCAACTTGAACTCTGCCAACCTGAACTCTGCCAACCTGAGCCATGCAAACCTGAACGCTGCCAACCTGAGTTCTGCCGACCTGAGTTCTGCTGACCTGCGCTCTGCCGACCTGACCTTTGCCAACCTGCGCTATGCCGACCTGCGCTATGCCACGGGCCAATACTATCTAACCCAGCGTACAGATGGATACCAGTTCTTCCTTGTTGAAGACGAAGGCAAATGGCTGATTCGTGCCGGATGCCAATACATGAGCATTGAAGATTACAGAAAGCACACAGAAAGCTACGGCGACCAATCGAAGAAAGTAGAAACGAATCTGATTCTAGATTTTGCAGAAGCGAGGCTGAAGATAGGAAAATGAAGAAAAAAGCAGACCTTATACCATGAAAATCAAATCAATGAAGAGATTGATTGACGAGATAGCCACAGCTTTACAGAAGCACGTCAGGCTAAAGGCTGCTATTGCTGCGGATAAACGAGGATTCATTGAGTGCGTATCCTGTAATAAATGGTTCCACTGGAAGGATATGCAGGGCGGACACTGGATAGAACGTGGCAGACAAGCCACGAAGATCCTGGAAGAGAACATTCATCCTCAGTGCAAAGGATGTAACCAGTACGGTATGAAGCACAGGACAGAGGTCAGGGAGAAGTACAGTAAGTACATGAGAGAAATGTATGGCTCTGAGTTCTGTGATGATCTTCTGATTCAATCCAAGAAGCCTGTGAAGTTCTATCGTGCTGACCTTGAACACACTCTCAAGGATTTAAAGAAACAAAACAAAGAAATGGAATCGCAGCTATGAAAATCAAATACGAATACCTGAGCCTGATGCACCCTGACGAGGTAGATGAATGGCTGTTTGAGAACGCATCTAAGCTGGATGATGAAACCAAGAGAGCCGTGTTCAGTCTAATGCACTTTGTCCATATGGTAGGAGCTTTCTTTAATGACCACGAAGATGAGCTGGATAAGTTTGTTGCGTATACGCAAGGAGAAACAGGTGAAGAACACAGCCTCCACTAAGGAAAGATCAGTCAAAGATATGCAGGTTGGCGGTAATCACTACAAGAACATGGCGATACAGCCTGTTGATTATATCCTGGCTAACAAGCTGGGTTACTGTGAAGCCAACGTGGTTAAGTATATATCGAGATGGAAAAACAAGGGTGGTATAGACGATCTCCGTAAGGCCAAGCACTATATTGATATGCTTATTGAGGATGAAACCCATAAGGAGATGGGGTGAGGTCAGCACAGCACCCCCTCAAGGAGGAAAACATGGAGTGCTGCACTGCCTCGATTGTTTTATTGATTTTGTTGTGCGTTCATCATGTTATCTATTGCAATGCCAAGAGCTACAGCATCAGATACAAGTCTAGATTTTCCTATTGGTAACACTTTTAACTCAGAAATATCTGCTTTTGAGTTCAACAATAATGCTGTTAAATCTCTTGGGTTTCTTTTATCTGCTGGAGTGTACTTTAAATAACTTTCCACTATGCCTTTTGCATTTGGGCCGCTTCTAATCAATGATTGAGCCAAATTTGCATTGCGTCTAAATTGTGCATTTGCTAATGACTTTATTGTGGCACTAATAGCAGTAAGACCAAGAACCCCAGAAGCAACAACAGCCCCGCCTACAGAAACGGTAGGCTGCTGAGATAAAAGCCCAGTAACAGCTGTAGCACCGCTTCCAAGAATTGTTGTTTTAATGAAATCCTCAGAATTAAAACCAATTTTTGACATTACACGCAATGTTTTTTCAATAGAGTCGCTAAGAATAAGCTCATTTAAAATTTCCTTTTCTTCTTTATTAAAAAAATTACCTCTTTTGTTTTTCGGGTCTAATATTTTTCTAATTTCATTTTTAAAAACTTTTGTATAATCTTGACCTGTTTTTACTTTTAATAAAGCAGAGTTGTTTGCATCTTCAATAGTTTGAGAAACTGATGCTCTTCTCCATAATGTTCTAGCTTGTTCTACAACATCTTTTACAGATTGATTTCCAATAGACTCTGGAACAGCTGGAACCATATTAATAATAAAGTCATCAAGCATTTCTGCCGCTTCTCTTGCTACAACTCCTTGTGCGTCTGTAGCTGAACCAATTTTCCTTAGTTCAGAAATTGAATCCATTAAAAAACTATATGTAACTTTTCCTTCTTCAGCTGCTTTTAATAGTTGATTTAATCTGGCATCAACAAGTCCATTTCCTGTTGCTGGGTCAACTCTAAAATTTTCTGCAAATTGATTTATTTTTCCTTTAAGCATTGCTATTGATGGGCCATTTGCTTGCGCTCCTGCGGCATCAAGCATGGCATAAGCTGCTCTTGATGCTCCTCGAATCTCTTCAATAGATGGAGCGGCATCTTGTATTATTTCTCTTGAAATATTTAATAATGATTTTGTTGTTGCAGCCCAGACAGCAGGGCTAATAATCTGACCTGCGAGAACTCCATATTTTTTTGCATCTTCTCCAAAAACATTAGATGTAATTTCTCCAACGCTTTCCCCGCCTGCTCCAGCGACTGCGCCCATAACTAAGTCTTGTGTTGGCGTTGTTGATCCAAGAATTCTTATAACATTTTTAAGTGTGCTTTCTCCAAAACGAGCAACATCAATAAGCCCGTTTGCAATATATCTAGTTGCTGCACCCGACATTAAGCTACTTCCAGCCAATTCACCAGAAGCAGCAATTATATCTGTGGCAATCCCGCCTCCAGTAAAAGCTCCTCTTTCAGGGATTGTGCTTCTTAGCGTTGGAACTTTAAAGCCAGCAAGATTTAACAAGAATTGACCAGGAGCTGTTGCAATATCAATGGCGCTGGCCCCAGCTCGATTTATCGCTGTAACAGCCTCCATTGCATAATCTGATGCTCTTGCTTTTTCTTTAGAAATAACAGGAACATTTGCTGGAATCTCATAAAAAGAAAATATTTCTTCTAGCTCTTGTTCTGTTGGAGGAGAATCACCTGTAAGGCGAAGCGTCTTATTTGTCTTTGAATCTGTGACAACATATTCAGGCATTATTGTTGCTCCGTTATTGTAAATCTACCAGATGACCTAGTAGTCTGTTCAGATGCCGTAGCAGGTTCTTTAATTCCTATCCATTGGTCAATATCCCAGTCAGATTTTGCTCTATCTCTGGAATTGGTAAACCATTCATTCAGAGTATTTAATCTATCTATAAATTCATCTTTAGGTAAACCAATATTAAGCTCTGTAATTAGTCTTTCTAATGTAGCCAATTCTCTTTCTGTTAATTGACCAAAGCCTGAAGCGCCATTTGCAGAAGATTCTCTTGCAGCTTTTAATGCGTTATATCCAAGATTTGCTTTAATTGTATTTATATCAGAGGATAAAACATACTGATCTTTCCCAGGGATAAAGCTAAATGCAATATCAAGTATTGTTCCAGTAAGCTCTTTTCCTTTACTTGCTGCTTTTTCAACTTCCTCCCTAATGTCTTGGATTACTTCTAAGCTATTCTTAGAAGATTCTCGTTGATTAATTCCAGCAGAATTTGCAGCTCGTATTTGTTGTGTAGTTTCTTGTAATGCCTTTCCAGATGTTGGGCGATTTACATATTTTTTGTTTGTTTCATCATAAGACCAAGACCATCCATCCGGCGCTTTACTAAGCAATAAACCAATTGCAGCTTGTCTTTCCGCTTCACTGGTTGCTTTAGACATTGCATCACGGTATCTTTGAATAGAACCAACATCAAATTCTCCGGCTGTAATTCCTGAAATTACATCTTGATTTGATGGAGGCGTTATAAACTGACCAGTTTCTAGATTAAATATATTATTCCCTACAACTTTATATTTGCCTTCTGTATTTGGATTTAATCTTTCAAGAAGATCATTTGCTTTTCCATCATACAATCCAGATTCTACAGAGCCAATATATGCTTGTTTTTCATTCGGCTCTATATCAGCAAGATTGATAAATTCTAAAAGCGCAGTTCTTTGAGATGATATTTTTTGTAATTCAGATTCTTTTTCTTGCTGTTTTTGTAAAGCAATATTTGTTTCTGCTTTAACTCTTGCTGCTTCTTGTCTTAAAACCGCTGCTTGAGAGCCAAGACCAAGACCTTGAATCATCTGAGCAGCTTGCAACAAGCTCTGAGGATTATTCGGATCAACATTCTTTAATGCGTCCTGAACCTTCTCAGACTCAGACCTGACATCAAGGCCAAGCATGCCACCAATACCACGGCGTAATGCTTCTTGTTGTCGTGGCATATTCATCATCAAGGCAGAAACCAAAGGAGCTTGAGTCCTGGCTAGACCAGTAAGGCCAGAGGTCAATTCACGGCCCTTCAGTATGCCCTCTTGAAGCATACGCTGCTGCCGTTGAGCAGGAGTCTCAATGATGTCTTGAAACAAAGATTGGATATTGATAGCCATTTACAAGACTCCTATTGATTAAACCCAGGAAGTGAAAAACCGCCAACTGTAGCATTTTTTAATGCTTCACTTAAAATAGCATTTACTGCGGCTTGAGTAACACCGCCATCTGTTGTGCCTGTTGTGCCTGTTGTGCCAGTAAGCGCAGCAAGAGGATTTTGCTGTTGCTGACCACCCTTCAACAGGTCAAACAAACCTTGATACTGTTGTTGTCTAAGGGCGTTTCTAAGGTTTTCAAAGCCCAACTGAGACTCGATAGCAGTCTGACCAAGACCAGAGTACAGCTCTGCGCCACCTGCTTGAAGGGATGCCAATACCCTTGCGAGATCGGTAGAAGGAGCCAATGCTGACAACAATCCAGCTTGAGGAATATAAGCTGCCTGAAGGAAACTTGGGATTGTCTGGGTAAGAAGCTGCTGTTCACCCAACATCTGCTGTAGACCAGCCAGAGTCTGCTGAGACTGTAGAGCTTGTTCTGCCCTTGCTTGCTCCATAGCACTTACTGAGGTCTGTGCCTGTTGCTCTTGAATAGCCTTTTCCAGAGCCAGTTGCTCAGGAGTTCCCCCAAACATTGAGGTACGAACACCCAGTCTTCCTTGTGACGCTAGACGCTCCTCAAGGCCCAATCTGGCACGTTCCTGCTCAGGTAACTGTGCAGCCTGAAGACGACTAAAGATTGCTTGTTCACGGGCCTGTCGTTGCTCAGGAGACTGCGTAAGCATATTAATAAGGCCAACATCATCTTGTCTGCCAACTTGTCCAAGAAGAGTCGGTATCATGCCCAGAAGCCCCTGTTGGGCTGCTTGTTCCTGTGCAGATAGCCCTA